GATTCTTTTTTGCATCATGACTCTTGCTTAAAAATAATGTCCATGCACCATTCTTTGCAACGCTTTGTAGTGTTTTAATTAACCCTTCATGACCAAAGTGTGGAGGATTCATACGACCAAACGAGAAACTTACATGCGGTCCTACAGCTTCGTTAAAGTTGGTGCGAGTGGTTAATGTCATAATACTATCCAGATAAAATATTTATCAGGATTTAATTTAACGCTATTACTTCTTTACTGCCAAGAATCTGCGCTGTATATTTGCAAGCACGTGGGTTGATGATATTCACTTCTTTTTCTTCTGGATTGCCACGAACATCGACACTTAAATTATCAATATTGTTTGGTGGTGTTTGCGCAGTAAGTAAAACATAAACTTCTTTACCTTCGCTATGTGTTCGCCCCTCAACACCTTCAATATAATCATCAATAACATCACGATCCACAGTCCAGTGCGAACCTAAATCTGTGCGATTTAAATCTTCAAATTTTTCCAAAAATACAATACGGTATAGAACACCGCCTTGTTGTATTATAGCATCAACTTCATTGCTATAATCATAAATTTCAACTGCGCCACGACGACTATCGCCATAATAATCTGTCCAAAACTTTAATGCATCAGCAAAATATTTTGGATCAATTAGTCTATTGTTTTTTTCTTTTGCAGGTGATGGCAGCGTCTTAAAATATTCCCACGTATTACTATCACGAACAACGGCAAACTCTTCACGTTTAGCACCATTATTTTTTATGGCATAATCAATGCGATATTTTGTATACCAATCCACTGCTTCATCATATGAATTAAAAAACTTTGCATTATCGTGCATATCATTTGGTTTGCCATTACGAAATAATTCATAATAACCTGGTCCAGTTTTTTGTGGTGTAGTTTTTATTTCATTTATGCGCATTAGTTTGGTGTCCAACGATGTCGTGGAACCAGTTTAACATTAGGTTCGCCTGTTTTACCATATACAACATAACCTTCACCGCCAGCTTCGCCTTTGGTAGTTTGCTGAATATCACCGCTTTCTGCATCAAGTTGTGCGATAATGTTATCTTTAATAGCACGAAGATTCTCTAATACATTAAATGTAGCAAGAAATCCACGTTGATTCTTAGTAACCCATTCGGTAATTTTCTGTTGCATCGGCGCAGATTGTTTGCTGCTACCTTGCAACCAAGATGCAAATGTATTTGCAAGGTCTGAAACTTTTCCTTGCCTTACCATGGTATTATTAAAATTATATAACACGCCCTTAAATCCTGCCATCTTCATAGCGGCAAGGCGTTCATCATTAAGAAAGTTATCAATTGCACCTTTATTAGCAGCAATATACTTTTGCAAATCTTGTAAATTCTTTGTATCAATCTTTACAGGATTTTGTGCATAACGTGGACCTAATACAATTAGACCAGCAGTTTTGTCAAACGCACTGAAATCACTTATAGGTTGTTGTTCATCATCGCCCATGCCAAATTGTGGAAAATACGCATGTCCAACTACTGCTGCAGTTGCTTTAGATATTCTCTGTCCAAGTTCAGTAGATTGTGGTACACTGTATGTTACATTGTTTGGAGTAAATGTATATGCATTGTTTTGTATTGGTGGACGGTTCATAAACAACAAGTCGCCGTAAACATAACCACGGAAATCTTTTGGTGTTGCTGCTTCAAATAGCGGCCAAAGACTTGCATACTGTGTAGCAAATTGTTGGCGTTGCTTAATCTCTTCTGGTGTTGATGCTTTACCAGTTTGCATGATGAAACGTGCAAGTTCAGTGGGTGATTGTGATTTGCCATCTGCTGTTTTTTTAAGCCAACCGTTATGACCAACCATGATAAATTTGCCATCGGGTTCACGACCCCAATACACTTGCGGTTTTCCGTCCCATTTATATCTTACAATTTGTGGAGTTTTTTTAGCAATTTCTGCTAATTTGTTAATTGCGTTTTGTGCGCCAACACTGCCATCAATAAGAACAAGGTCTTCGAGATGTTGGAACGCACGACCAACTTTTGGTGCTTCTGCTAATATCTGATTTATAAACATTATAAAATATTTATAGGTTTTCTAAAAACCAAATATAGGTAGGAACAGAAAATGTCAAACGCCATTCGCCATTCCAACCTAAATTTACATAATTATCTGGTAATGGATTACTATCAAATTGTGGATTTTTTGAATCTGATTTTGTTTGCTTGTGATACTTGTTTAAAGCATAAAATAAGTAATCAAGTTCAATTTCATCAATTTCAATTTGTTTAATGTTTAATAATTGGTCAGCAAGAATATTTCCGCTATCATCAACTATAGTGTGTTTTGGTTTTTTTTCAAGAAGGCGAATTTTTAAGGTGTATTCGCCTTCTTCTAAATCGCGTGTAAAGGAAATTACTTTTTCTTCATTATCCTCTTCTTTTTCAGCGACAACACCGTATTCTATAAGTTCATCATTGAGCAATACTTCAAACTTTGGCGGTTCATTATGCCAAACACTATCTAAAGTAATTTTAAATTCTACTAATTCGGTGTCGTTACTCATATTTTAGCCTTTCTTTTTAAGATTCAACTTAATTGGCTGAACAGCTTGTGGCTGTGGAGCAGCTTGTGGTTGTGGTTGTTGTGGATCAAGATGGTGTGGTCCACCGTTACTAATTTGATTTGTAAGAACTTTTTTAAGTTCTTCAACATTACCTTCATATTTGTGATAACCAGTATGGTCAAGTTTAATGCCAGTGTCAGCAAATACTTTACCACCAGCCATACGCCATAGATAGCAGAATGTCCAATCTTCACTAAGATAGTTGTCATCCTTGTCAATCATAGTATCAAAAAGTCCATACATAAGTGGCTCGTATTGTGCACCAATACCAATATTATCACGATACTTAAGTTCTGGATGAAGTGAAATTAGCTGCTCAATAACATGGCGCTTTACCATCATAAAGCCAGTGCCCAATGTGGAAACTTCAACAAGGTCACCCATAGTAACTGGATTTGGAACAGTATTAATAACATAACGAATTGGAATACGCTTCATTGGATACACGCCGCCAACAACATCTTGGTTAGCAAGTAGTAGACGAATGATTGCTTCTGGATCAAATCCAAGGTCAACGTCAATAAACATAAGATGTGTTGCCGCTTGGTTAAACAAAAATTTAGCAACAAGATTATTACGACCTCGAGTAATAAGTGATTCATTAACCATGGTATCAATACTGTAGTTTAGTCCCATTTTGCCAGCAATAATACCAAACTTAATCATTGCGATAAAAGTTGCTTCATTACAATTACCGCCATACATCGGTAAACAAAAATGAATATGTTGTTTTCTAAGAAAGTCTAATGCCTCTGGTGGCAATCCAAATGTATCTTGGTTAGGTAGTTGTTGTTGATTTTGTTGTTCTGTCATTGATCTTTCCATTAAGTGCAGATATTAATATATATCTGCTTAGAACACTATGACAGAATTTTTATGTATTGTAAAGAACTTGATTGATTTGACCACTGGTAAAATTAGTAATGTGTGCGCGACACCATACAAAATTACCGCTAAAGTTAAAGAAATAATTACCAGTAAATCCATTTACACCATCGCCAACAGTGGTGGAAGGTATATCAAACCAATCACTATCAGATGGATTTTGCAGTAGCGTTGCTTGAAATTTAATAATACCAATAAAGTTTGTAAGTTTATAACTTACAGTATGCAGACCATCAGTATAACCATAGTAACCATTGCCTTTAAATTGATTACTGCTCCAAGTAGTGCTAACACCATCATATGGTGGATATACTTGCCCATGATCAATTTCACTTAATACTACTTGTGGTATAGTTCCCATTATTATTCCGCTTTTTCAATTTCAACGATTACACTATCACCAACCAATTCCTGAACAACTGCTTCAATACTTTCAACAATATCATCGCGGATGATACTGGAATTGTTTGAACTTTTGTCGGCAATTAGTTTGCTTACTTTGATAACTAATACTTCTTCGTAGATTTTAGCCATTGATATTCTCCAATGTATTTATTCTAGGTTTGCGTCCACGCTTTTTGCCTGCACCTTTCTTAAGTCCATCGGCTTTAATATCAAATGCTAAACCAAGACGAACTGGCTCCATGCCATCAATTTCTATAATTTTATCATTAGGAACGCTATATTTGCGACCATTTCTATGGCTTGCAATGAACTTATAAATGCCATCTTCGTGATGCACACGGTCAACATTCAAGAACATCAATTCTTCTGTTGGCATACCG